TGCTCAGTCAGAGAAAACAACACCAGAACCAAAACCAGAACCAAAACCAGAACCAAAACCAGAACCAAAGCCAGAACCAAAAACAGAACCAGAAGATGAATTATCAGAAATCATAAAGCGTCTGGACGAACTTACAAAGGCAATCCAGACCAATAACGCTGTAGCTGCAACAGCACCAACACCAAAAGAAAATGACGTCAACGACGTTATTTTAAATTTAATCAAGGAGGTATAATATGAACTCATTAACACCGGTTGACGTCTATAAGATTGTCAACGACATGAACTCACAGATGTTTGGCACGAAAGAAATTGCTGTCGTTGATGCAACCAGTTTTGTATCAGTAGGCGAGAAAATGTTGCGCTCAGGCACGGAAAACATCATGAACGCAATGGCAGTTACGTTCATGAATAACTATTTTCCGAACACACCATACATCGGAAAAGTAAAAATCATTGACGAAACTGCCGAACGCTGGGGGGCAATTACACTTGAGACAGTGCCGTTGCACCAGGACGAGGAAGCTTCCGAAGATACTAACACAGATCTGAAAGCTAAACAGTTTGATGATGGCAATTCTGTTGATATGTATAAGATTAAAAAGCCGAAAGTTGTACAGCTCAAATTTTATGGTACGAAAAAGGAGCAGAACCATATCACACGACTGGATGATCAGTTGAGTCAGGCTCTCCGTTCTCCTGATGAATTTTCCAACTTCTACGTATCCGTCATGACAGAATTCCGTAATGACATTGAGCAGGCAATGGAAGCAGGCAGACGTCTTGCAATCTGCAACTACATTGCTGGCATATCAGCAATGGGATTATATGAGGTAGACCTGACAGCGTTATATAATGCAGAGCATGGAACTACTTATACTGGTTTACAGCTTCGTTCAAATAACGCAAAAAACTTTGTGCCATGGTTTGTAGCATACGTTCAGAATATCTCTGATTGCATGACAGAACGTTCTACCTTGTACCATGCCAACTTTACCGGCCAGGATATCTTACGTTTTACACCGAAAGAATATCAGAAGTTCATCATGCTCAATAGCTTTTGGAAGCAGGCACAGACAAGTGTATTGTCATCAGTATTTAATGAAAAGTATCTTAAGATTGCGGACGTAGAGTTTGTAAATTACTGGCAGTCAATCAAGAATCCGGAGCAGATCAAGATCAAACCAAACATCTTAGATCTTGCAACAGGAGAATCCAAAGATGCAAAAACCAACGTAGAACTGCCGTATGTATTAGGGTGTATCTTCGACCGCCGCGCAGTTGGTGTAAACTACCAGTTTACGAAAACTATCACAACTCCAGTCAATGCAGCAGGAGATTACTACAACACATACGTTCACTATCGCAAGAACTACTGGAACAATTATACACATAACGGTGTAGTATTTGTAATGGGGGAGGGTTCTTGATTATGAACTATATAAAACGTATATTGGCAACTCCATCAGAATATACAAAATTTGAAGCTCCATTGCCTTTTAAAAAAGTATTGATTGGGACTAATGGAAATGAAATTCAAATTTCACTTGAAAAAAATAGTGATCTTATGTTTTTAGGACGAAATATAGGAGCAAGTTGTATTGAGATTGAATTTCCATCGACGATCAAATATTTTTATTTTTACAATACAGCTACCTCAAATACAGCATATTCTGTATTAGTTGAAGAATGGGGAAATTAATATGGAACAAACAATTTTAACAGCAATCAGTTCTCTCGGTTTTCCGATCGTATGTTGTCTGATCGTCCTCTATATGTACTGGAAATCAGATCAGACACATAAAGAGGAAGTCGATAAACTTAGCAATGCCGTCCAGAACAACACCATCGTAATGGAGAAGATTCTGGAGCATCTGGAGGTCAAAAAAAATGAACTTAAATAATATGATTAACACAGCGATTGCCATTGCAAACGATAATAGCCATGGATACTCACAGGCACGTCGTGGTGGTAACCCCGACTTTGATTGTTCTTCACTTACCGCTTACTGCCTTCGGGCAGGCGGTTGTGATGTGAATCCAGGAAGTACGACCAGGAACCTGTACAGTCAGCTTGCAAAGAGAGGATGGCAGAAAGTATACGGTAGATGCAAAGCCGGAGACATCTATCTAACACCGGGAAAGCAGTCATTGCTGTTACAGACTATAAAGTAGTAACTGCATCCGGAGACTTCGATCATAAAAAAGGAGATTCATCTGGCCGGGAAATCCGTGTCCGTGATTTCTATACGCCATCCTATGGCTGGACATATCACTTAAGATACGCAGGAGCAGAATCCAGTTCTTCCGAGTTTACCGTCGGAAAAGTATACACCGTACAGGTAGATGGATTACGTGTCCGCTCTTATGCGCCGAACGGCGAAGTCTTGAAAAAATATTCCAAAGGTACACGGGTTACATGTAAAGCGCTCAAGAACGTCAATGGAACGACATGGATGCGTACACCATCCGGCTGGATCTGTACGTATGCATGCGGTAAACCATACGTTCTTTAAAAGGAGAAGTCATGGAAGTTAATCTCTATTCTATCTCAAAAAAAGTAAATAGTACTATGCAGCCACCGGGTAACCCGGTGGCTACTCTTGATTGTAAGCTAAAAGAAAGCACGTCAATCATGAACCCGTCTATCATTATTACAGGATTGGATGCCTGGACAAGAGTCAATTATGCTTACATTCCAGATTTTCATCGTTATTATTTCGTCCAGAATGTGACGGCAATAAATAGTACTACATGTCAGATAGATCTGAACGTTGACGTTCTGGCAAGCTTTAAGACTACTATTACAGCGCAGACGTTCACAGTTGAACGATGTGCAAAAGCTCCGGAGAAATGGGTGCTGACTGACCCATTGATCTATCCAACCTATGAATGGAGTACAGCGGTATCATCAGCCCAGAACAGTGACTGGTGGAGTGATACAGGGTCATTTTTAGTCCGTGTGACCAATGCGGATGGTTTGGTTAACTACATGATGGATTACAGTTCTTTACAGGAACTGCTTAACTATACTTGTAATGCTGGTAACTTTACAGATGTATTGCAAGATGAAGCAGTCAAGTCCGTATTTAATCCATTTAAGTATATTACATCCGTCATCTGGATACCGCTCTCCTATGCAAAATATTCCGGTACAGCTGTTACAACGATTAAAATGGGATTCTGGACAGCTTCCGGAATTAACGCAAAGAAAGTTGCCCCCAACGATACGATCGACATGTATTTTAAAATCGCAGTGACAAATCCAATTTATAACAAGAATGTTTTTGGATACTACGATTCGAATTTTTCTGAATACTGGCTTGCACTTCCTGGAATTGGAACGATCCCATTTAGCATGCAGACATTAACCGATGATACGATGGATATCCAGTACACCGTTGATATGACGACTGGGACAGCGCTGTGTCAGATTAAAAATGGTGCAGAGATCATACAGTCGCTGTCATGCCAGTTTGGAGTACCCTACCAGATCGGACAGATGGGTGGAGTTACTAGCGGAATAATGAATACAGTTGGATCTATTTTAAAAGGAAGCGGAGGAGGATTATTCTCCGGATTCCAGCCGGATGTAAACACGCTTGGAAGTACCGGTTCAGTTGCTTTGCTTCGGCAGTACTCGATTCCAAGACTCTACTGCCATGCCAGATCTCCGCAGGGTGTGAACTATGCAACATCTGGCTATTACAGACATACCGCGATGAAACTTAGTACAATCTCCGGATATGTACAGTGTTCAGACGCAAGTGTGTATGTCTTAAGTGCATACCAGCCGGAGATCGAGCGAATCAACAATTACTTAAATTCTGGTTGCTATATTGAATAGAAAGGAAGTGAGAATGTGTTACCATTAAACTATGAATCTATCAATGTCCGGATGAACCGGGTAACCCCCTCAATCGTTGTGAAAAATTCACAGCTCACTGGTTTCTTCGAAGAAATGTTGTATGAACGTCTCTATTCGGTTATTGACATTACATGCAAGGATAGTATTGACATCCCATTTATCAAGTTTTGCCTGATCGCTGGTGGATACTTCGGCGTGTTTAAAAACGATAAATTTGGTACGATTGCGCAGTATCCAACACTCACTGGGATTGATATTTATTATCGCCCCGCATATGCAACCTATACAAATCCCCTTATCCTAAACACGTCAGAATACCGGATCGGAAAAGACTGTGCATTGATCCATATGCGGCCGGATTATTGCGGCTGCTTTGACATCATTAGTTACTACGCTTACAAGCTGGCTATGACAGCAGAAGCAATGGACATGAGCCTGTTTAATTCAAAAGTTGCTTTTATCCTTGCATCCCGCACAAAAGGCGGTGCAGAGACATTAAAAGTCGTATTTGACAAGATCAGCAGGGGAGAGCCTGCGGTAGCAGTCAATCCGGAAAGCTGGAAGCGATCCGAAACAGACCCGGAAGAACCCTGGACACAGTTTAACCAGGACGTTTCAAAGAATTTTATAGCTGATAAGCTGTTGCTCGCATTTGAACGTATTCTTGATGAATTTGACACCGAAGTTGGCATTCCGTCTGCCAATACAGAAAAGAAAGAACGGATGAACGTTGCAGAAGTGAACGTCAATAACATCGAGTCCGTAACCCGGTTGACAACATGGATTGAAACCATGCAGAAAGATGCAAAAGTAGCCAACACACTTTTCCCAGACCTTAATCTTAAGGTTAAGATGCGGAAGTTTGAACAGGAAGAGAGGATGATCCCATATGACGAGTAGATTGACACTAATTGGACTGGTAAAATATGATGATACCTTATTCAATAATTTAAGACTTCCGGATGGTGTTGATAAGACAACATTTACAAATACGCTGCTCCTTGATTATGGAATGTTGGGTGTCATTTATCCTGACTTTTATTTCATGCGTGACTCTGCGATCCCGGCATGGTGTGATAAATGGCAGGAAAGTTTACGACAGACATGGAATGCGCTGCATGCCGATTACAATCCGATCGAAAACTATGACAGGCAGGAACATTGGACAGACAGTCCGGACATTACACGGAGCGAATCAGGAAATAATGAATCAACCATGACAGGGAATGAATCTTCCAATGCCTATGGCGATGTATCAGCTTATAATTCTAGTGATTATCAGGCGCAGGACAGAACACGGTCGGATAGTTCCAACACATCAAACGGGAAGAACAACTATAGCAGTAGTAACCGGGAAACCGGAACTACGACTCACGATGGCAGGATCCATGGTAATATCGGAGTAACGACCAGTCAGCAGATGATTGAGTCGGAACTCAAATTAAGGAAACAATCGTTCTATGGCTATGCTGCTAGTTTATTCATGCAAGATTTATTGAGAGGAGAGTGGTAAACATGTTTAATTTTAGAAATTATCCTTCATCACAGATGTCAGATCTGAACCTTGACTGGACCATCGAAAATGCGAAAAAAGCAGTTGAAGCAGTTGATATCGTAACAAAAGAATGGGCTGATATCAAAGGAACAGTACAGAAGATCGTTGAAGATGAAGTGAAAAAAGAGCTGGCATCCGGAGAGATTGGAGGGATTGTTTCAAAAGCTGTGTCAGACGGTCTTGCTGCTGCATCTAAATATACAGACAGATCAAGACGGACGTTTGATTTTAACGGAAAAACAATCTGCATTGGCGATAGCTACGGAGAAGGCTACAATCCGGATGGTAATGTGACTGGATGGCCCGCATTGGTTAAAATCTATCTTGGATTAACTGATGATAACTTTTTCTCAAATAACCTTGGAGGTTCGGGTTTTATAAACGGTACGACCTTTGCATCACTGTTAAATCAGACTAGCAATCATTTTAAGAATGAAGAGGTAAGAAATATTATCGTCTGCGGTGGTTTTAATGACATAAATAAAAACGAAACAGACCTGATCAATGCCATTTTCAATTTTAAAAAGACTGCTAATGCATTATATCCAAATGCACAGATTTTTGTCGGTTTTATTGGTAACTCAACGAAAAAGGATACAAGAGCCGGACTGATATCTCCTCGTGCCTCTTACTGTTCTGGATGTGAATACAACGGGATTACGTATTTGAGCGGATGCGAAAATGCATTGCACTCTACTTCCATGTTTGGCAGTGATGGAATTCATCCAAACACATGGGGGGAAGAGTCCATTGCAAAAGCGATCAGTAATGCAATCTTAAATGGATATGCGTCAGTGATCCATGCAGGAGTTAAAATTACAAATGTAACCTTTAAAAACGGATTCACAGGTTCTACGATCATTGAAACTTCACAGTATAATGACACATGTGCTTTTTATGGAGCATTTTCGATGAACCGCACTTCTGATTTTACAATGAAGGGGGACGGCACTTTTTATGAACTTTTTTCTTTCAAATCGTCCTTTGTACTGGGAGGATTCCAGTTTGACTTGCCAACAACGGCGATTCTGACATCAGCTGATGGATCCTATAAAACAGTTCCGTGCACGTTACGAGTATACGATGGTAGTTTATGGATGGCAATCCGCTCGGCAAATGGTACTGGATATGATACATTCCATGTAAACGGTATCGTTACGGAACCATTCACAATTAAAAGTGATACAGTTTTTGGTTAAGAACATAATAAAGTATTAAGGCTAGGAATTTTTCCTAGCCTTTTATTTTGAGATATTCAAACAATTTTAACTTTAATTCATAGTTTTCAAACGTGACACGTTCTGCCATAACCTTATCTTGTAACCAGATGTAATTCTGCAAAAACCGATGTCTGCCAGACAGATTATCCGGAAAAGATTTTCCTGTTCCTCTTCTGTGCAACGTGACATAATACAGATCATGATTCTTATGTTCATATATGTTAATACTACCAATCGTTACAAGTAACCGATATTCATTGATCGGTTCTGTTCCAATACAGCTAAAATCATCATATGCAAAGGTATTATGCAATGCCATTCCTCGGAACTGTTGATCTTGCACTGCTTTAAATAAAGCAGTTTCTGACAGTTTTTCTGAAATGATTGACTGTGCTACGTTTACGATGCAGATCTTCTGATCCGGCAGGAAACAGAATTCCTGCCCCCGGTTCTGCATTCTGGTTATTATATTTACCAGTCCAAATGCTTCCAGGATAGGACTCTCAATACTGTTTGAGTTGGATAATAACCATGCCTTTACTGCTGGCCTTCCTTTTAATTCCCGGACAGAATTTATCGTCATATATGCATTCTCAAAAGCTTCTTTCTCTCCGTTCATCCGTTTCTTGATTTTCTCAGGAATAAATTCATCATACATGATACACTGATAAGGATCCCCGTTAAAACCTCGATTTGACACGAGACCGGATAAACTAAATGCAGAGCCTATAATTTTATCCTCATTCAACCTATCAACGATATTCAATCTGCTGTCTGGCCGTATCCCCTTTATTTTATCAAATTCGTATGCTGTCCCATGATCTGCATTAAACCCTTTATCAAATGGATTATCGGAAAGACACCCTAGCAATTCTGATCCTGTACGTCTCATAAAGATAAACGGAATATCATTTTTCACATACGTGTTCATAATATGCTTAAAGCAGGAATATGTTTTTCCTACCTGTCTGCTTCCAATGATGATATAGAAATTGGCAGGTAAACTGTTTAACCTGCCAATGTCTAACCATCCATCACTTTGATAGATGTTCATTCTATTTCTCCTTTACGCTTTCTGGGATGATAACCGGGTTGATGTAATATTTTCCATCAGATTCAGATACTCGCAGATAGAATTCAATCTCATATGTACCTTTTTCCATGTACTGATTATCCTCTTCCGGGAAAATGGACGCTTTGCCTGACCAGAAAGTTCCTTTACAAGTTACGATCTGAAATTCTCCTTTTTTTCTTCCTCTTCCGTACTCTTTTGTCTCCACCATTACTACTTTTACT